GAGGCCTCGACGGTGGGTGAGGCCTCGACGGTGGGTGAGGCCTCGACGGTGGCGTCCGGCGCCATGATCACAGCCTCGACGGCGAATCGCAGCTGGTCGTATCCTTGCGCCTTTGCTCCCATGATCTGCAGGTCGCAGTCGGTCAGCGCTCGGCGCAGCAGGTCGCGTGTTTCCTTCTTCATTGTGCAGCCTCCTCGGCTTCTGTCTTGGGTTGGTTGACGAACGCGAGCAGTGCCGCCCGGTTCTCTTCGGTGTCGAGCTTCGCTGCGAGCGCTGCACGGCGCTGGCCGGTCTGCTCGCTCGGAACGATGCGCCCGCCCTTGCTTGCGGTGAACGCATCAGCGTCGGCGAGCGTCAGACCGAGCCGCACGACGACGAGGCCATACAGCGGGTCGGGATCGGCGGTCAGCTCGAAGCGGCGCCCGCGGATCGACTTCTTGCCGTTTCGGTAGCTGACGGTCGCCGCCCTTTCGATGTCGGGCGAGCCAACGATGCGCGAGCCGCCGACGGTGTCGGGGCCGAAGCGCACATCAGGATCTCGAGTCAGCGTCAGGCGCTTGCCGATGGTCATCGAAGGTGTCCAGCCGACAGCCTTCAGCAATAGCGCTTCTTGGTTCGGGACGATCCACGGGCGCACGTCCTCGCGCCACACCAGCAGGGGCTTCACGACGTCCTTGCCGCCCTTCCTCTCTCGCCACTGTCGCACGTCGGCGACCGTCAACGTCTTGCCACCTTCGACGTCCATCTGCGTCATGTGCGAGCCGTCGGCGCGGCTGAATGTCTCCGACCAGTCGTCGGGCAGTTGATTCGACATGCTACCAAACCTCCTCAACGTCGGCGGTGTCGCGGGTTTGCCAGGCGGGCAGGCGCGACTCGACGATGCCGGTGTGCCGCCCGTCTGCACGACCGGTGCGGCGATGGTGAACGATGCGGCGCAAAAGATCGGTGCGGACCGTGGCGCCATACTCGCGGTCGTCTTCGGACAGCTCGACCCACAGCGCATCGAATGGCGCGCGGCCGGTGTAGCCGAGCCACAGATAGCGCCACGACTTGACCCAGGGGACCGCCGCGGCGGCGCCCGCCAAGTACTGCGCGGCCTGCACGTGGTACAGCATGCGCTCGAAGTGAGCGAAGAGCGGGCGGGGAACGGTCGTCGGGATCTCTTTGCAGTCGATGATCACGCCCTCGCGGCGTCCAGCGTGGACGGCGAGCGCGTCGGTGATCCCCTTGCATTCGACCTCGACGAGCTCGATCTCGGGCGCTTGCTGGCCGTCGAAGAGCACCGCAGGCGGGTCGGCCATGGCGACCGTCTCGCGCCACCGCATCGGCTGCTCGACGACCATGCGCCAGCCGTCGCCGCGCCACTCGTCGAGCTGGCGGCGAATCCACCAGTGCCGCCCGACCGCGGACGCTTGCGCCAGCGCTGCAGACCATTCGCAAGGGTTCAGCACGGCGCGGCCGGCCGCTTCGGCGAGCACGGCCTCGAAGGGCGCTGTCCCTTTCCGCCGCACGACATCGGACACGACGAACGAACGCTGCACCGCCGCCGCACCTTCGAGGATCAGCGCGTGCGTGCAGCGCAGCTTCGCACGGCTGGCGGTGTCGCTGCTTTCGCCTGCAGCCCGTTGCCGGCCTCGCTCGTCGTAGGCGAGCGGCGACTCGAACATGGTCGACAGGTGGTCGGTGAAGCCGACGAGCTGCGGCTCGCTGTACCATTTTGGGCGACCGGTCATCGGGACCCCGGCTCGCGACCGTCGACAAGGTCGGCCACCAGCGAAAGGGTCGAGCGTGCGGCGACGGACGACTCGGGCCACAGCGTCGACACCGACGACACGACCGCCCGGAGTCGAGCAACCGACCGCACGTCGTAGAGCTGCAGATCTTCGACGACGGCCACCAGGTAGCCGGCTGCAGCGGCTCGAGCCGCGTGCGGCGATGTCGACCCGCCGTCGAGCGCTTCGCGCCGCGGGTCTGTCTGCCTGCAGTCGCGCAGCAGTGCACGCGCTTCGGCGTACTGCGACGCCTGGAGATCTGCGAAGGCGACCTCGTCGGCCAGATACCGAAGGCGATCGCGGTTCTCGCCTCCGATTCTGGCGACGAGGTCGACCATACTGGTGGCGAAGAGTCGCGCCGCGTTGATCCGGTCGCGTTGGGCTGGTGTCATCGTGTGGCCTCCGTGGCTCGCCAGATGTCTACACTGGTTTGACCGCGGGTCGCAAGCGGTTTTTTTAATGTTGCCAGCCGCATGCCGTCGAGGTACCGTTTCGGCCGGAGGTCGAAACCATGAACAGATCGATCATCGTCCTTGCAGTCGACCCGGGCTTGACCGGGGCGGCGGTGGGGCTGTCTGACTCGCCGCGACTGCTCGCATGTCGCGCCGCCCATGGCACGGGCGGGTACTACTCAGGCGTGCCGTCCGGCCGTCTGCCGTTCCGCGCAGCCGCCGACGTTCTGCACAGCCTGCGCGACGAGCTCGCGCGCGGCGGTGCTGCCCCGTCAGAGGTCTGGTTCGTCGTCGAAGAGGCGGGCAAGTGGGCAACGGGTCGCGAAGGCGCGTCGAGGCTCGCGAAGGTGGTAGCTGACGTCACCACCTGGCGGAACGCTGCGCAGCTCGTCGCCGACCATGTCGTCGTGTGGAGTGCACAGCGCACCGACCGCGCAGCCGGTCTTCGGCGCCGCACCAGAGGCCGAGCCGGGCGTAAAGCCGAGGTCAGGCGGTTCAATCTGCAGAACGTCGAGCGTGGCGACCTGCCGCCGTTCCGCGAGATCCCGCCCGGGTGCAGCGTTCCTTCTGACGGCCTGCACGACGCCGTGCACATGGCTCGCGGGCTGTTGCGGGTCGCAAAAGGGGGGATGCTATGACGAGCGCCGCAAAGTGGAGACAGATCCGACGGCTGCGCGCGCTGCTGCAGTTCGGCGTGTACGGCGTGCAGCGGCTCGCGATGTCCGCCCACTACCGCCCATCGCGCCGCGAAACCATCGCGCACCGCTTCGGCTTCGGCATTGACTACGGGACCGAGCCGCCGACGCCGACAGTCCTGCGCATGCTGAGCGAATCCGACGCGCGGTCGGTCTTCTACTTTGCCAACCGGCCTCCGCTGGTGATTCCATGATCCCAATGCCGCCAGGCCAGTCGCCGCGGCGCTGGCAAGTCGAGGCCACAAACGCCGTTCGCGCGCTCGTGCGGCAAGGCTTTCGCTCGATGGTCGTCGAGTCGGCCACGGGCACGGGGAAAGGGTCGTGGATCGCCGGATTCGCCGTCAAGTGCGCCCGGGCCGGCTGGCGTGTGATGATCCGCGTGCACCGGAAGGAGCTCGTCGAAGATCTCGCCGACCGCATCGGCCAGATCTTCGACGACGTCGGCGTCGTTCAAGGGCCGCGAAACCAGATTCTCGCCCGCGTCGTCGTGGCGTCTGTCCCATCGCTGCAGTCGCGGCTCGACGGCCTGCCGCCCTTCGACCTGGTGATCACCGACGAGTGCCACCATGCCACGGCGCCGACGTACGTGCGGAGCCTCGAAGCCGTCGAAGAGGCGCTGCAGGCGGCGAAGGGGAAGTCGGCGCGGCTGCTGCACATCGGCTGCACCGCTACGGGCTTTCGGTCCGATGGCAACGGCGGCACGGTCGGGATCGGCTCGGCGTTTCAGCTGCTCGCCTACAGCTACGGCATCGTCGAAGCCATCGCCGACGGCGTGCTCGTGCCGCCGCGGGCGCTGAAGATCGAGACGCATCTGTCTGTCGCCGGCGTCAAGGTCACGCGGTCGGGCGACTACGACGAGTCCGAGCTCGCCGCGGCGGTCGACACACCGGAGCGAAATCGGCTGATCGCGCTGAAGTACCTTGAGCACGCGCCAGACCGCCAGGCGCTCGCCTTCGCCGTCGACGTGCGGCACGCGCAGAACATGGCCGCCGTCTTTCGCGAGCATGGCGTCGACGCGCATGCAGTTTGGGGCGACATGCCGCCCGTCGCGCGCGAGCGACTGATCGACGGCTACACGCGCGGCGACGTCCAGATGCTCGTCAGCCGCGACCTTCTCTTCGAGGGTTTCAACGCGCCGCGCTGCTCGTGCCTACTGCGCGCTCGCCCTACCCGATCGATGGTCATCGCGGTGCAGATGGTCGGGCGTGGCCTGCGGCTTTGCCCGACCATCGGCAAGACTGACTGCCTGGTGCTCGACTTTGCCGACGACGGCGTCGAGCTGCAGCTCGACGTCGAAGCGAACATGACCGACCCGACGGGCCCGCTCGCGACGCGGCAGGCTCGCCCCTTCGAGGTCGGCGACCTGGTGCAGCACCGGGTCGAATCGCTCGGTACGGGCGTCGTGCTGGCCGTCGACGGGCTGCGCACAGATGTACGCTGGCCGAAGCATGGCGAACGGGTGCACGGCCGCCCCGAGCTGCGGCTCGCGACAGAAGACGAGGCCGAAGAGGTCGCCGTTGACCTGCAGGTGGCCGGCGTGACCGAATACTCGCTCGAGCTGTTGCCGGGCGACCGGCCAGATCGCGCGGTCGGATGGTACCGCGACGGATCGATCTGGTCTGCAGCGGCGAAGGCGCCGAACGAGATCAATCTCGTGTGCATCGTTCGCCAGCTCGCCGACGGCAGTTGGTCGGCGTGGGGCGCCCACCTGCCGCGGCGCGGCCAGCCACGGGCCCGCAAGATCTTCACGACGCGCGACCTGCTGCAGGCGCGAACGACCGGGCGGTCGTGGATCATGCAGCAGGGTGGTCGCGTGACCGACTGGACCGCCGCCTGGCGTGGCAAGCCAGCGACCGAAGCGCAGCTGCGCTTGCTCCGCTCGCTGCGGGTCGCCCGCGACCTTCGAGACATGACCCAAGGCGAAGCCGGCTGTCTGATCTCCTCGTTGCGCGCTCGGCAGGCCATCAGAGCCGAGATCCGGGCCAGTCGGTCGAGCCGGTACGACCCGACGCCGTCGCCCGCCATGGTGGCCGGGCTGCAGGCCATCGCCCGCGGCGAGCTCGCCGCGGTGCGTAAACCCACACTGGCCGGTCTGCGACGCCGCGGGTTGCTTCGCGGCGAAGAGCTGACGGACGCTGGCCGAGCACTTCTTCGATGACTGGAGAGACGATGCAGAAGCAAGAACGAGCACGACGACCGCCGCCGCACGTTCTGGCGTGGCTTCACATGCGAGGCGTCGAGGACAGAATGTCTATCGCCGAAATGGCCGAGATCTTGGGGTGCTGGCCTCGCACGGTTGTCGGCTGGCGTAGGCGGCTTGGCTTCGAGCACCTCGACCATGCCCGCCTCGCACACCTCACGAGCCAGATCTGCGCGCTCGTCGAGGCCGAGCCGCGGATCACTGATCCCGAGATCGCGCGGCGCACCGGTGCATGTCGCTGGCACGTCGCCAATCTTCGACGACGAGCCGGAATCGACGAGTACCGCGTGCGGGTGCGTGCCGAGATCCGGGCCTACCTCGAAGTAGACCCGACGATGCTGCCGCAGCACATCGTCGACGGCATGCAGGCGGACGGCTGGAACGTCGTTTCGGTGTCGATGTACACCACCATTGCCAGCGTACGACGCGACCTCTGCCGGTTTGCCGGCTGACACTTCCGCCCCACTTCACGAGACGGCGGGGCACTTCCAAGGATGACACGATGACCACACACACCCTCAAGCCATGCCCCTACTGCGAACACTTGCATCTTGCCCGATGCGAGCAGAAAAACGACCTGTTCAGCACCGGCGATGCCTACTGGGTGAACTGCCCCAAGTGCGAAATGCACGGGCCGGAATCTCCTACCGAAGACGGATCTGTCGCCGCATGGAACGCCCTGCCCCGCCCCTGGGACGTGGCCGCGCTCCGGGCCCGCATCGCCGAGTTGGGGGCCGCAGTCGCCCTCGTCGAGTGGCGCGAGGGCGTGCCCAGCGTCGAGGACACGGTCCCCGATGGGTTCACTCTGCCTGACCCGAAAGATTCGCGCTTTAAGCCCATGTGCGGACACAAGGGGCCGCACTACTGCCGGAAGGGCAGCAACTGTGCGCAACACAATACCTGCGTGTACTTCACTCTTCCCGCCTCCGACGCCGAGGGGGTGTCCGATGTCGACTGAAGACACCAACCAGGCCGCCTACGCAACCCTCTGGGACTCCGACCAGCGCATCCGCATCATGGTCGCCATCACCACCGGCTGCCCGTTCGTTGTTGCTGCAGGCGCCCCACTGTCCCGCGCCGAGCTCGCGCACCAGGGCCCGAACCCCGAGGACTGGATGCTGCTCGAGGCTGGCGTCGACCTCACCACCCTGGACGATGGGCTGTGGGTGGTCGAGGGCTGGGCCCGGTACCACACCCCGAAGGGCGAGGACCCGGATGTCTCGGCGTCGTCGTGGGCCGTGACGTACCGCCGGCCGTCCACCACCGAGGTGGCGTGGCTCGCAGGTGCCCGCTCCGATGCTGTGCACGTCTGGGGGCACAGCGGCTCAGACCAGGCCGACGCGGACCTCGATGTGGGGACCGGCCTGGGGGACTGTGATGGTGCACCGGACGCGCTCGCCGAGGCCCGCGGGCAGTGGGGGGCGGGATGAGGCAAATCGTCCGCTTTGCCACCTTCTTTACTGTCGCGATGGTCGTGGCCATCGTGACCGGATGGGATGCCGCCGGAGTCATGGCGTGCATAGCACTGGCCGTGGCTTGTCAGGACAGACCCGACACTTGACCTCCCACGCGCTACACTCTCCACACCACTACCGCCCCCGGGTTGCGGCGACCCGTCCTCTGGTGCATACGCACCCGGGGGCGAGTCATGTCTCGGGGTGTGAGATGGACGCCAGAACGCGGATAGCCGGCCTGCTGTGGCCACTGCTCGACCATCATGGCGACCGCGACGCCGACGACTTGCCCGACGAGTACCGCGGGCAGATGCGGGCGCTGTACGCCGCATGCGAGACGTACTTGGCTGCCGAAGTGGCCGCCGTCGAGGCTCGCCGCGGACTGCGCTGTGCACGCGCTGTGGCCGCTCTGGTGCGTGTCGTGTGGGTGGCCGGTCAGCTGGCCGGCGCTGCCCGGGTCACGGCGACCAGATTGGCGAAGGGCCCACCCACTGCGTAGCCACCAGCACCGTCGGCGCCTGCCACAGCGTGACGGCGGCCGTTTGCGCGAGCCACGCCTGCCGCAGCACGGGTACCGCCCGGGCCCACCATGGTGCGGCGGCGGTGCTGTTCAGCGCGACGACGACGGCCTGCACGTTGCGACCCGCGAGCGCCTGCTGCAGCGTGACCCACTCCGCCAGCGTCAGCAGCTCGTCGGGCCGGGCCGCGATGTGGTAGCCCGGGCCGGCTGCCGGCTCCTCGCACCCGACCCACAGCCGAATGCCACCGGGTAGCAGATCGGCGCCCGCATCGGGCACCCGAGCGCCCATCAGTGCGCCCGGCCGCGAAGACCGACGACGGGCTGCAGCTCGGCGTCGATCGTCTCGATGTCGATCACCGCCGCCGTCAGCAGCGTGCAGACGGCGCACAGTCGGGCGGCTTCACTCGCCCGGGTTGTCGAGCGCTGCCGCGATCGCTGTTCGCAGCTCGGTGAGGATGCCGGCGACTTCCTTTCGGTGGTCGCGCTGCTCGGCGCGGTCTTCGCGCTGTCGTTCTGCCAGGTGCTCGACATCTTTCTTTACCTCCGCCAGCGCGGTCGCCGTGGCCGTCGCTTGCTGAACGTCCGCCGCGGCGGTCGCCTTGTCATCTTCACCCGTCGACGACTTCTTCGGCAATAGCCCGAACCGGTCCAAGATCAGCACGAATCCGAGCAACACGCCGAGCGGGCCAGTCGCGTCGCCGACGCCGGGTGTCCAGTGCTCGACGGGCGCAGCCGCAGGTGCCTCGACCTGCGCGTGCGCGTCGGTCACGCACTCGCCCGCAGCGCCGCGACGACTTCTTCGAGGCCGTCGGCCAGCCGGTCGCGACCGTTCGCCATGGCGCCGATCAGTGTACGGACGACGGGACGCCCGACCGCGTCGGCCGCGATCTCGGCGAAGCCGTGCCAGTTGGTCATGTTGTCGAGAATACGCACGGCCTTTGCTTCTTCGCCCTTCGCGCATGCGAGCACGAGCTGTGCGACCGGGTGTCGGTTCTTGGTTCCCATGGTTCAGTCTCCCAGCCACGCGCCGACGATGGTGCGGGCGAGCATGTCGACGCCGGACTCGAGCCACAGCGGCGAGTGGTCCGGGTTGTCGATGAATCCGATCTCGACCAGCACGGCGGCGACGCCGGCCGGTGTCTCGCTGTACGTGCGGCGCAAGACCGCCCGCACGTTCGGCCACCGGTCGTCTGCCATCTCGATTCGGACGTCGCGCGGCCGGAATAGCGGCGACGGGTAGCGCCGCAGCGCCTCGTCGTGCCACTGCTCGGCGTAGCTGGCGCCGAGCGCCGACCGCGGGTCGTAGCCGCAGAACGCATAGCGACCGGACGGCTGACGTCCGAGCGCGTTGCAGTGCAGGTGCACGAGCACGCCACGGCCACCGTTCGCGGCGATAGCCTCACCGGCTGCGGCACGCCGTGTCGAGTAGCTGCGCCGGCCTCGTTCCACCTGGTCGCAGATGGTCGCCCGACCTGGTGCGAGCTCGACGACGCGAGCGGCGAGCCGGCGAACGATCGTTGCTTCGGCGAGACCGTCGAAGGTCGCGCCTGGGTCCCATCTGCCGCCGCGCTGGCCATGGCCCGGGATCAATGCGATGTGCATGGCTACGACTCCGGCGACAGGGCAAGGGCAAGCACCGCGTCACGGAGCCCGAGGGCGTCGAGATGGCGCGCAGTGACCGGAGTAGACTCTCCAGCGAACTCCCCGCCACGCACATCAGCGAGCACCGTCTCCAGGGCGTCGGCCGTGACGTCGAGGACGACGACCCCGACATGACGCACGACACCGCCGCCCACGTCCACGGGAACCAGGCCCATGCAGTCGGCCGACACGAGGGTATCGGCCTCGAGCGTGACGATTGGCGTCGGGACGTCTCGGGTCTCCGAGTCGGTCCCGACGTCGCCCACGAGTCGGAGCCGCAGAATCTCGTTGTGACTCATTGGTACCTCTGGATGAGGATGCGCTTGACGGTGACAGTGCAGGCGAGAGTGGCCGTGATGACATCATAGAGCGGGTCGTAGCCAACCGTGGTCGCCCGATTTGCGACGGAGCCCCCGCCGACCATGTAGGTTGTAGCCGCGCCGGGGTCCGGTGTTGGAGGAGTGCTGCCGGACGTCCACATGAGCTCGACAATCTCGCCCGCGTGAAGGATGGTCGTCACGACACCCGAAGTGTTCGGGGTGCCCGCCGTGTTGAATGTCGAGTCACTCGTGTTGGAGCGACTTTGCTGAAGCTCGGAGCCCCCGGAGTAGTTGCCGCGGTAGCCCCGGAAACGGCCGCTGTTGTGCGATACAGTGCTGTTCATGCCGATGATTGGGCCGTTCCCCGAGGTCGCGGTGTACGTGACATCGTACACGACGTGAACCGCAATCGGACCGAGGAGCGCGTAGGGGCGTGTGTAAGCCGTGAGGATGTCGGTCAGTAGCACCCCGGCACGCATCGACCCGTTTCCGATGCCGGTCACGACGATGCCGGTGCCGTTGACGGCCTCGATGTTGCCCGTGTTCGGTGACACGCGCGACGCCGTTAGCTCGACGGCCGGATACCCGGTGAAGGCGAGCGAATGAACCCCGGACGTGTGCGGCCCGCTGTTCGCTACGGTCGTGCAGTCGACGTCTTCGACGTCCTCCCACGATGCGCCGCCGCCGCCGCCGCCGCCGCCCGACCCTTCGACGAACTCGGTGTATCCGACGTGCGAGGTCAGGCCGTCGAGCGTCGCGACCGTCAGGACGTTGCACGCCTCTCCTGTGGTCGTCCCTGCGGGTGCTGTCCACGATGGCGTGGTGGTGGTCGACCCGGTGACCGTGACCGCAGCGCCCGTGCTGGCCTGCTCGACAGTCGTGAGGAGCGTCGCCCCGGCCTGTGCGCTGATGGACAGCGAGCGCGCGCCCGCCGTGATCGGGTACGCTTCGCCGTCGTCTCGCCCGGCCACCGACAACGTCGGTTGAGTGCCTGCAGCGGGGCCGCCGCCCGGGAGGAACAGGCCGCGGCTCACAGATGATCCCGCACGTCGAGGCGCACGGTAGCCGTACCGCTGGCGAGCTTCAGGTACACGACTGCAGCGGCATGCGAGGCTCGCGCCCGGCTCCACAGCAGGAACCCTGCCGCGTTGGGAGCGTCGGCGTACGTGACGCCGTCGAAGCTGTACTGCAGCCCCGACGTCGCCTCGATGGCATAGACAGCCCGGGCCCGCGGCGGAATCGCCACCGTCTGCGCTGTGGTCGTCAGGTTCGCAGTCGCGAGCACCGGAAGCTCGCCAGTCACGTCGATGTCAGCCATAGCCGCCCCCGTGGATCACTTGCTGTTGAGCCACGCCGACTGCACGCCGGTGGCGGCGTCGCGGTAGCTCACGAGTGCCTTGACGTCGCCGATCGGGACCGACACATTCGCGACGCTGGTGGTCATGCCGGTGGTTTCGATGCCGGCGGCGCTGATCACATTGCAGCCGGCTCCAAGCGCCTTGACCCGCACGCGACAGTCGGACACGGGAGCCGGAAGCGTGAGGGTCACGCCAGCGTCGAGCGCGACGACGTCATCGTCGCGGAGCCAGGCGATCGGGGCGGTGCGGTCAGCGGTCACGTGCACGGTACGCATTTCGATACCTCATCATGGCGGTCTGGCGGCGTCGAACGGTTTCCCGGTCGTCGCCCTTCAGGTGAATGTCCGCGACCATGTCGCGGTGCGCGAACGCCGCAAGCAAGAACGACTGCTGCGACGGTGTGAGCGTGTAGATGTGGAGTGGATCGCCCGTCGCTCGCCAGCCCTCGACGATCAGCTCGGCGAGGGCACCCGAGGGTTTCGGCCGTCCTGCTCGACCAGCGCCGCCGCAGCGTCGGACCGGTCGACCTGCAGCGCTTGCTCGACGAGCGACCACCAGGCGCGCAGCGCCGCGAGGTCGGGGTCGACGCCAGCGTCGGCGAGCTCGCACGCACGGCGGCGACCGTACTCGACGAGCTGGTCGACGTTGCCAGGCGAGAGCCGGGGCACACCGTCGACGCCGTGCACGATGTCGTGCAAGACGGCCGACTGCGGCAGATTCTCGAGCTGTTTAAGGGTGTCGAGGCCGAAAAAGCCAATTCGGATCTCGGAGGGTTGGAGCGTTGTGGCCATGTGCATGCCTCCTCGGCATCGTCAGGCGCCGACCCGCTACGGGACGGCGTTCTTCGTGGGGCGCGGTGCGCTGGTGCTGCGGAACGTCAGCGAGTAGACCGTCGGCTGCCCTTCGGTCTTCGGAGCGGCGACGAGCAGCGCGTCGGGCACTTCGTAGTAGATGTCTGCGCTGGCCGGGGCAGGCACGCCAGCCGAAAGCGTCGGGTTCGGGTACCACTGCACATGCAGCGGACGGTGGCCGTCGCGGCGCGTGATGGTGGGCGCCCAAGACGCGGCGGTGATGGCTGCCGACGTGCCGCCGCGCATCCATTCCGCCAGGCTCGGCAGGTTCACACCGTCGACTACTTCGTCGCTGGCCACCATCGCGGTAAACGTCACCTCTGCGGGCGTCTCGTCCGTTAGGCGCACCCCAGACCCGTCCGTGATGATCTTGCCGCGGTGCAGGTAGGTGATCGTCTCGGCGAGATCTTCGACGTTGCCGTCGCCAGCGACGGGATGGTGGTCGTAGACTCGGGTGCCGTCGGTTATCCGCAGCAGTCCGTCGGTACGGTCGAGAACGTCGGGCATGGTGTCAGTCCTCCGGGCCTTGCTGCGCCCACTTGCGCACGTCGACGGCCATGGTGTCGGCCCCACTGTACCGCACGGCGACCACTTCGGCCACGGTGTCGACGGTCGGGTCGACATCGACCACCCGCACCAGCACACCGGGGCGCAGCCGCTCGTCTTCGCTGCAGGCCAGCGTCGTCGACCACTGCGGCCTGCAGCGCACCTGCACAGCCATGCGCGCGATCAGCTGCGCGGTCGCGTCGTCGCACACAATCGGCGCCTGCAGCTCGACCTCGCGCTCGCCCACAGCCGCCAGCGCTCGCCGTGCCCAGTAGTCGAGACCGACCTCGCTCGGGTCGTCGGTGGGGCGGCGCTGCCCGCAGACGGTGTAGCGCCGGACCATGTTTCCGCCGCGGGCGTCGAGGCCGTACGCGACCGTGACCCGTGACGTCATGTCGATGTCTTCTTGCACCCACGGCGCGACGCGCTCGGCGTTCACTCCGACGCGCAGCTCGATCTCGGCGTCGGCCCGAGACACGGCGGGCAGCCACGGCCAGACATACAGACCGTCCGGGCCCGTCGCCACCGACACGGGCAGCAGCGCCAGCAGCTCGGAGCGCAGCCACGCCGATGGCCGCGCCTGCCCGGTCAGCACGGTGTCGACCATCAGCGACGAAAGCGCGCCGAGCCGGGGCAGCTCACGTCGAGCGATCCGCAGCGTCGATCGGTCCAGCGCGTAGCGGATCACATGGTCGAAGCGGCGCAGCAGCCCGCGCCCGTACGGGTTCGGTGCACCGCCGCCGTCCGCTTCGGAGTAGGCGAGCCAATGCTCGGCGTCGACGTCGACGGACGTGGCGGGCTGCACCAGCGAGACGAGACGGCCGGCCATGTCGTGACCCGTCTGCACCGCCAGGCGCTCGCCGTACGATGTGACCGATCCGGCGACGCTCAGATGCCGCAGGTGTGTCGCTTCGATGGTGCCGACCGCGACGAGGATGGCACTATCGGCCGCAGGTGCACCGGCGTTTTCGACCAGGAGGCCGGGCGAGCTGATCGCGCTGTCGCCGTAGACCGTGCCGGCAGCAATGACGCCCTGGATTCCAGGCACGCCGAGCGGGAGCGGGTACGCCGCTCCCTCGATCCGCGCGTCGAAGGCTACCGGGCCGGTCGTGTAGGACGGCCAGCCGTCGAGCACACGCTGCGCGTCCGAGCGTGGGAACGTCGACGGCCCGACGACGGCCAGCGGGTCGAGCAGCAGCCCGCGATCGTCGAGCGCATCTTCGACCACTACCGCCGACCACCAGTGCGACTCTGCGGCCACGCTCCGAAGGTCGCCTCGCGCCACGACCGTGCGGTCGGCGTAGTCGCTCAAGCTCGACTCGAGCCGGGCCACCTCCGCCGTTCCTTCGACCGACAGGCCACCGGGCCGCAGGACCGTGATCGGCATTTGCCGCGGCGTCAGCGAGTCGGACAGCCACGACATCGACTCAGCGAGCGCAGCTTCGTCGACGTCGAGGCCGGGCACAAACCGCAGCGTTTCGCCGGTCTCCCGGTCGGTCAGCGTGACCGCGGGCCCATCGGTCAGTAGAAGGTCGCCCGTCGGCGTCCAGATTCGGCACAGCACGCGCATCGCTCAAACCTCCTCGACGTGGTCGAGCCAGCCGCGCTGCACCGCGTCGACCACTTCGTCGCCGTCGACGTCGACGATCTCGGGCTCGCCCATCAGGCGCCCCAAGATGGCGAGCTCGCGCCCGGGTAGCTGCACCTCTTCGACCGCGACCGCGTCGGGGTCGTGTGCGATGCGCGGCAGCAGCACGACTTGCCCGTCGCCGCCTCCGATCAGCGCGGTCAGCGTCTCGACCGGCGAGAGGTCGCCGACCATGGCGATCGGCACGCCCCCGGCCATCTGGTAGCTCGGGTCATCGCCCCACTCTGTCGGGAACCCTTCCGACCACGACACGCGCGTCGCCCGCAGCATCTCGCCACGGCGACGGGCGGCGATGTAGCCGGGCGTCTCTTCGAGGTCGACCTGCGGCACCAGCGTCGTCGACCGGCCTCGACTCCACCGCTGGCCGAGCACCAGCACGGGCCCGACCACCAGACGGCCCGTCCGGTAGTACCCTTCGACGGTCGTCTCGGGCGCGATTCGCCACCGGTAGTATTTGTGGGCGGTCGTGTAGCCGAGCGCCACGACCGCCCCACATGGGCGCCAGATGTCCAGCGTACCGGTTGCCGTGCCCGCGGGAGCACCTTCGACACGAACGACGACAGACGCCGAGCCAGACCGCCACGGGCCGGCCTGCACGACGTCGACGACGCGGTACCGAGCCGCACCGTCGGCGATGGTCCCCCCGATGATCTCCCGAGGCCGGATGACAGCAGCCGTCGCGCCCGCGGCGACGCGGTAGGTGTCGCCGTCGCGACTGTACGACAGACCGGTCAGGCCGTCGGCGGTGTCGAGCTCGGCGATGTCGACCCAGGTGGCGCCATCGCCGCCCTGCAGCTTCGCTTGCCGATAGTTGGCCCGGAACACCGCAGCACCCGGGGCGCTGCCTCCGAAGGAATGCTCGACGGCGCCCGAGTCGACCGGGGCGAAGGCGTACCACTGTGCGACGCCGTCGGCTGTGGTCTGGTGCTCCTCTTGCGGGCTGCGCGAGAGAAGATTGTCAGCTCGCTGGAGGTAGTCGGTCGGGATCCGCCAGTAGTCGCCGCGGGCACCAGGACCGCCGCGCGCCTGCAGGAACGCTTCGGCCTCGACGTGCAGCCGGTTCGGGCGGGCGGGCAGCCATCCACCGGGCAGCGTGTCGGGCGCTTGCGAGATCGCCAGACCGGCCGCCAGGCTGTCGGTCGTGGCGGTGTGCGACCCGTAGCCGTCGCCGACTGCGACGTGCACGCCGTACCAGGTCGACGAGTACGCGCCGCCCACGTTGCCCCAATGAACGAACGACGTGCCAGCGCCGACCGTGCGGCGCGAGGCCACGCCGGACACGCGCAGCGTCCACATTTCGCCGTTCGCCTCTCGGCTGTACAGCGCGACTGTGTTGCCGGCGCCTGAGTACGTCAGCGCGAGACGGTAGACCCTCCGCACGGTGCAGTCGATGGCCACGGCGGCGCCGACAATGCCGCCGCCGTTCGTGTCGTAGACCGCCAGCTCGCCATTCGCGAGCCGCACTTCGACGCGCAGATCTTCCGCGCCGTTGCCGACGCCCACTTTGAGCCCTACGCCCTGCACAGTCGTGTTTGCCGGCGTAGCGCTGGTGTCGGCCTCGAAGTGCACCACGATGCCGGTCTGTGCGCTGTGCGAGCCAAACGTGCGTTGGTACTCGCCCGTAGCGGACGACCACGACAAAGCGAAAGCGCCCGTCGTCGAGATCGAGCCGGCCGCCCCTACGCCGGTCCAGCCGTACGAAGACGGGCTCGCCAGCGGGATCCACGTCACCGAGTCGAGGCCGGTCGCCGAGCCACCGAATGCCCGCAGCTCGAAGGGGTGACCCGACGAGACTCGAGACATGGGCGCCATCGTCCAGCCACCCGACTCGACGAGCGCGAGCCACTGGTCGGGCCGGGCGCCCGTGGCCGTTTCCTGCAGCGTCCACAGCACGCGCGAGCCGAGCGGAATCGCGCGGAAGCGGTCAACGCCAGCACCGGGCAAGCGCGTCAGCGCCGTCTCGAAGGCGCTCCAAGTCACGCCGCCGTCGAAAGACCGCGCCACCTGCACCCGGTCGCCAGCGCTCCAGGCGACGTACAGATGCCCTACGGTGTCGCACCAGATGCTCACATCGTCGGCCACGCTGCCCGACAGCGACACCAGGTCGATCGCGTCGGCGCTGCGCAGCGGCAGGTACGGTGAGGCTGTGCGGCGCACCTGCAGCGTCAGCGAGCCACCGGGTAGCCCTTCGATGTAGGCGGCGACGAAGACGCCGTCGGGTGTCGCGGTCACGTCGGGGCGCCGCACGTACGGCTGCCCCGTGGCCCACGGGTTCCAGTCCTCGACGAGCTCGAAACTGTGCCCCATGTCGCTCGATGCGTACTGGACCCACCCCCGCCGTGCGGTCTGTTCATCCGTCCACGATGACCCGACGAGCAGCAGCACCAGCTCGTGTGAATGGTGCCACGAGATCGAATCATAGGTCGCGCCCGCGGGCAGCTCGACGTCGTAGCCGGCCAGCGTCAGCGACCGCCAGGTCAGCGCGTCGTCGTCGGAGTAGTGCACGACAAGGTCGACGCCGCCCCCAGGGCCGAGCACCAGCGCCGCCGCCAGGAGGCGACCGGTCGGCAGCCGCAGCACGTCGACAGGGTGGCCGCTGGTGTAGGCGGCCGGCTCGGGCTGCGCTCCGTCGGCGTCCATCGGCAGCGAGTGGTCGGCGACGACGACGGCAGGCGCGACCCAGTCGTGCGACGTCGAGTCGTAGCGCCGTGCCGAGATCACGCCGCTGTTGTTCCAGACGACGACGGCTTCGCCGTTCTGCAGGTCGACGCCTGCCCAGTTGTGCGGCCCGTCGACCCCGCGGTCGAGCGACGCCTCGCTCGTCTGCTGCAGCACTTGGTCGGTGGAGCGCCCGAACCACTGCAGGCCGGCGTCGCCCATCTGGCGGCGCACGGCGACCTCGCACCCGCTGCCCGGCATGCCCGCCCGCGTAACCATGATCTCCAGGTCGGAGGACTGTTCGCCGACGACTCGAGGCGACAGCGACGGGCCGAGATCGCCGGCCGTCGAGCTGCTGCGCCCGATGCTCCCGCGCTGGTACTCGGCGACGCCGGGCACGGGCATGGCTTGCGTGAAGCTGCTGTCGGTGACGCCGACGCCGACCGGCTGCAGGGTGGCGGCGCTGATCAGCTGCGCGGGCAGCAGCAAGCCGGCGAGCGCGCGGTCGAGATCTTCGCGGGGCATCAGTACACTCTCTTTCGGGCGGTGCTGTTGCGGCCGACGCCGGTGCGGTCGACTGCACGCTGTGTAGCCACTGCGATGCCGAGCCGCAGCGGTCCGTCTCGCACGTCGAGCACCGTCTGCACCATCTGCGGGCCACCACGACCGCCGCCGAGCTGCTGCCGCAGGCCAGCGTCGTCGCGAGCGGCCACGACGCGGTCGCCGGCCGCGAAGGTCATGCGCTCACCTGGGCGCGCTGTCACTACGCCGGGCGTGTCCGAGAAACGCCGGCCGCGACGACCTCCACCACGATCGCGGTCGCGGTCGAGCCCAAGAGCACCGCGCACAGCGTTTCGGATCAGTCTGAACACGGTGCGCCAGTATGCCTGCAGCCCCTTAACGATGCCGGTCACGATCCCGACTGCGATGTCGTCGGCCGACTTGATTAGCTCGACGACGATTTTCGGCACAGCCTTCGCGATCGCGACGATGATGTCGGGCAGCGCGTCGGCGAGCGCTCGCACGAATGGGCCGATGTTTTTGGCCAGCGACTCGACAAAGGCGACGGCGTCTTTCGCCATCTGCTTTCCGGCGCTGGCGCCACCGGTCGCCGCTTCGAGCAGCTGCGCCGGGCTGGCCAGCGCCGACAACGCGCCACCGGTCAACGTGCCGATCAGGCTTGCCGCTTTGCTGCCCGCCTCTCGAGCTGTCTCGAGCAGCGAGCCTGCCCAGATCCGCCCCCATGGAATCGCGTCGAAGCTGGCCTTCACCTGCGCGCCCATGTCCTGCAGTGCCATGTCGGCTACGGCTGTCGTCTCTTCGAGCGCCGTCTGCAGCGGCTGCAGCGCCCGGGCGCCCGCTGTCTGGATCGATTCGATTCGGGTCGCCAGCGCCGCCAGCGCGCCCGACAGCTGGTCGACCTGCGCTTCGGTGAGCTCGGCAGCAGCAGCGGACGCGACGAGGCCGGCCTGCAGCCGTTGCAGCTGCGCGAGCTCGGAACGGTCTACGAACGGCTGCCGAGCTGCTTCGAGCGCCTTTGTGTAGTCGCGCAGCGCGCGCTCGGCGGCTTTCGCTGCCTCTGCGGCTGCCTTGTCGGCGCCGTTGTCGCGCTTGCGCTGCGACTTGTTCTTCTTGCCCTCCTCTTCGCGCAGCTTGGCGATCGTGCCGACCAGCTTCTTGGCGGCGGCGTCGTAGTCGCGCGTAGCAGCCTCGACACCCTCGAAGGCCAGCTCGACGACTTCGAGCGGCAGGTCGCGAAGTCCGGTTCTGATGTCTTCGAGGCCGTCGGCCAGCCCGTCGAGGCCGGTCGCGCGTGCGATCTTCTCGGTGATCGACGCCATGTCGAGCAGCAGGCCGAGCGACGGCGCGAGCGCTGTCACGACCGCCGAGCCCAGCTGCGCGAAGACCGACCCGACCGCTTCGGCGCCGCTGCCCATGGTGTCGAGCGCGTCGCCGGCCATCAGTCCGAGCTTGACCACCAGAATGGCGACCCGCTCGACGGTAGGCGCTACCCGGTCGGCGAGCTGCACGACGAGATCCTTGCTCACTGCGACGACGCCGTCGAGTGCATCGTTTGCCGCCGTGATGCGGGCCACGGTCGCCGGTGCGATTCCGAGCGCTGCCTGCATCGGCTCAAGCTCGGCGACGAGCTCGCCCGCGGTGCGTGTGAGGCTCACCAGCGCTTTGCCTGCGCCGAGCACTCCGACGACGAGGCCACCGACCGCCAGCGCGGCACCAGTGGCCGCGACCGTGATCTGTCCGAGCGGCGACGACAAGCCAGCCAGCACCGCCCGCGCTTTGTCGAAGCGGTCGGCCGACACTCCGGCGAGCTCGGCCAGACCCTTCGCCGCCTCGCGCGCTTCGGTCGCCTGGCGTTCAGCCTCTCGCGCAGCAGCTCGTGCGGCCCGCTCGGCTGCCTTCTGCGCCTTCGCATTCTCGCGGGCGTCTTGTCGGATCGCCTTCGAAACGCCCTTCGACGCCTTGATCGCCAGCCGCTGAATCTCGCGAATCGCCTTGTCGGCTTCCTTGCCGGCGAGGTCGGGCAGATCTTTCAGCGAATCCATCAGCGACGACAGGTCGGCGCCGATCCCGATCAGTGCGTCAGCCACGCTTCACCTCTTCGAGTCCAGCCTCGACGATCTCTTCGGCCATCGGGCCGCGAGCCTCGCGTGTCGGCTTTCCGAGCTCGTCGGTGTAGAAGTAGCGCGCCCGGGTCGCCCGTGCTGTTGTACCGACCTTCGAGGACAGCACGAACCGCGCGTACCGGGCTGCCGGGCCCTGCACGCCGACCACTCGCCGCACCTGCGTCGGCGGGCCAGCGACCGGCCGCTCGACGAGGCCGTCGCGCAGCTTGCCCGTCAGCACGGGCGCGCGGGCCTGCGCGTTTGTCGCGATCCGACCGGTCGTCGCTCGCACGATGCGCTCGGTGCGCAGTCGAATCCGGTCGAAGAGCTCGAGCGGCTGGTCGAGCACGCCCGACAGCGATCGCTCGCCGCCCGGGACTTTCTTCTTCGCCACGCTGCCTCCTCACGCCGGCAGCGTAGTCGGCGCTCGCGTCGGAATCGTTGCGTCAATGGTACTCGCCCAGAACTCGCCGGTCCACACCGTCGAAGCCAGTACCGACGTGGTCGGTACCGTCTCGCCCGCGCCGTCGACGAGGCGAGCGAAGCGCCCGCAGATCTGGCGCCGCGTGTTCAGGTGGCCCTCGTAGGCGGCGGTCAGGCCGGCGGCGACGCGCCGCGTGTAGAACTGCACCCGGACGGTGTAGGTGCATGCGTTGCTCGTCGCGACCTCGCGCTGCCGCCGGCCGTCCTGCACCGTCTCGCTCGACACCGGGATGCCAACGTACACTCGCCCGCTCGCGACCTGGTCGGGCTGCACAATGCCGTCGGGCGGCGGCAGGCTCGACACCGCGGCGGCGCTGCCGAGCTCGTCGCGCAGCTGGTCGAGCACGACCGCCCGCAGCTGCACTTCGGTGTAGGACCGGCGCGACATCAGCGCCTCGTCGACGGGATCGAGCGCTGGTAGTCGTAGACCGTGCCGACGTCGAAGGCGCCACCGGTGAAGATCGGGCCAACGGCCTGATTCCGGTTGCCGACGCTGTCGCCGGTGCTCGGTGCGTACTGCAGCACCATGTCGCGTTTGGCCGCAGCGTACAGCCGCCCCCAGTCGCGCGACATCTCCAAGAACTGCCCGCCGAGCGACGAGGCCACGCCAGCGAAAAGCACTTCGAGCGCATGCAGCGTGTGCAGGTCGGCAAGATCGTAGCTGTTCAGGATCAGGTGCGACCGGTTTCCGCGGCGCCACAACCACGACTCGAGGTCGTCCCACGCCACAGACATCGCCCGCAGCATCATGCTCTTGGCTTCGGCGGTGTCGGGCGACAGCAGATTCTCGGCGGCGTCGAGCGCCAGGCGGGGCACGCGGTCGACCAGGTTCTGCACGCGAATGACCGGGTGCAGATCCTGCAGGCAGACGGCGGCGTCCTGGCGGTACGGCGTCGTCGTGCCGTCCGACTCGGTGAAGACCCACTGCAGGTAGTAGTCGTCTGCCGCCTCGACGGTCGTGGCGACTGTCTCGGTCCACTCGACGGCGCCCGTGCCCGAGTCGGTGAGCACCGAAGCGCCCGCGCGCAGCAGCTCGACCGTCCAGCTGGTCGGCACGACTGCGACGTCTTCGGAGTCGTACAGACCGACCGCGACGACCGTCTGGTGTCCACGCACGAGCAGCGCCCGCGACCCAACAATGGTGTGAATCGAACCCATCAGAGAGTCACCGACCCGTCGCCGGCAGCGTCTTCGTCGGGCGCTTCGAGCTCGGCGATGGTGGCGACCGGTGCGGGCACGCTGGCCTGCGGTTGGCCGTGGCCGAGCAGTGCCGCCCGTTGCTCGGGCGAGAGACTGGCGACCATGTGGCGCAGCTCGACCGGCAGCGAGCCGAGCCCGGTCGGGTCGGCGGTGGTCTCGACCGTGCCGACGCATGGGCGCAGCTCGCCGTCGTCGTGTGGGATCCATCCCATCGCCCGCATTCGACGCTCGACCGACTGCAGCTTCTGCAACGCGACGGCGTTTCGGTCGGCATGCGCGCGACACTGCGCCCGGGTGCGCTCGTCGATGGCGCGCAGCCGCAGCAGGTGGTGCTCGGCGGCGCCGCCCATGTAGTCGACGCCCCACGATGCGTACAGCCTGCACTTCGCCGCCACGTCGACGTCCATGCGGGTCGAGCCGGGCCCGGGCACGGGCCGCTCGAAGGCCCAGCAATGGTGCGCGCCCGCGGGCGTTTCGTACCGCAAGATGTACTGCTCGTGTCGCTGGCCGTGCGCTTCGACCGGGTAGTCGAGAGGCACGACGATGGCGCCTCGGTTCGCCCACTCTTCGAGCACCTTGCTCGCATCGGGCACGGTCAGCACGCGACCGCTCTGCGGGTCGCGCACGCGGCGACCGCAGACGCCACCAACGCCGATCTGGTGGCGGACAAAGATCGGGTCGGGCACGACCCAGGCGCGCGTGTCACTGCCGCCGTGCTGCTCGGGATCGACGTCTTCGAGCAAGATCTGCCAGTTGCCCGGGACGAGCACGGTCGACCAGAACGGCGTAGCCGGCAAGCGCAAGCGCACCTGCCGCGGGCTGCGCCGCTGGTATTGGGGGATGGCTGTCGGCTGCATGGTGTGTCCTCCACAGAACGGGCCGGCTCCTCGCCGGCCATGGTGTCACGCTGGCGAGATCAGGCGCGGCCAGTGCCACGGATGCGGCAGCACAGCTCTTGCTTGATGATGGTCGCGCCGTAGGTCTTCGCGCCGACCCACTTCGTGGTCTTGCCGTCGGTGTCGCGCGCCTCTTCGACGAGCAGCGCGAGCCCTCCACCTTCGCGGCGCACTTCGAGCACCACCACGGTCGACGCGGTCGGCTCGGCCTGGTCGATCGACAGGTAGCCAATGCCGCCCGGGGCGACGAGCATGCCGGAGTAGACACCGGTGGACACGGGCACGCGCGACGACACGAAAAAGTCGATCCCGTCGTAGCTGCCCTTATACGCCCCCATGCCTGCCATCTGCATTTCGTCGAACTCGCGGCGCATCTGGATCGCTCCACCGCGCGACTCGATGTCGGCCGCGACGAGTGCCCACTGCGCAGTGTGGAGCGCGCAGAAGAACCGCCCGGTCGGGTTCTCGCCGTTGTCTTCGACCTCGTTTTTCGCTTCGCGGATCGTGTCCCAGCTGGTCGCGTCGGTGGATGCACCGGCGACGTTCGTCATGGTGCCGGCGAGAGCCAAGATGATGTTGGCTTCGCTGTACTGCCATCCGCGCACGATGCGGTCGGCGATGGCGGGCCAGTTGTACAGCCCGGTCGCGTCGCGGCGGCGCAGTTCGTCGGACACTGCGTACGCGATGTCGTAGTTTCCGACGCTGATCGACACGTACGTCGGGTCGATGTCGGTCGGCGTGGCCACGCTGGTCGACTCGTTGGTCGAGCCCCACAGCGCCGCCTCGTCGTTGATCTGCATGCTGAACGTGCCAGCAAGCGTCATGCCGGCGACGCCGCCGAGCGTGTCGCTGATCGTCTGCAGGTCGACCATGGCCGGATGCGCGCCGATCGTGAAGGTGTCCTCGACGGCTTCGAGGATCAGCTCGGCGGCGAGCTTGTCGGTGTAGGGAAGGGTTCCGGCCGGAACGGTGCTGGTGTACTCGGTCGCCATGGTGCGGCACTCCGTCGTAGGGTTTCAGTGTCGGCCGGCTCCTCGCTGGCGAGTCGCCGACATGGTAGCACGCTCGCCTATCGCACGCGACGGCGGGCCGAGCGGTAGAACGCGCTGCGTACCGCCGCGCGGTCATCGGGAGACATGGCGCGGTAGTCCTCGACGGATAGCTTGCCGGTGTCCCCGGGCTTGGCGTCGCGGCGGTTGCGGTTGCCGGGCGTGCCAGGCTGGCGGTGCTGGCCTCCACCTGCACCACCTTCGCCGCCCTTGCTGCCGCTTTCGGTCATGTAGACCGAAAGCGCCTTCGGCATCTTGCCGCGCGCCTCGTCGTCGGCCGCGGTGTCGGTCCACCACTTGCCAAGGTCGGGCCGCTTGTCTTCGGCGACGTCGGCCACGGCGGCGGTGTACCGGCTGTGCGCCATGTCGGCGATCGTGTCGTCGTCGATTCCGGTCGCGAGCCGCACCTGCATGCGGCGGTTGCTCGTGCGGGCGTCGTCGCGCTCGCCGGTGAGCGTCTGCACGCTCGACTCGAGCTCTTCGACTCGACCGCGCAGCGTGGACGCTTCGGTCTGTGCCTCGCGCAGCAGCGCCGCCGACACCATCGACTCGGCTGCACCTGCACCTGCACCTGCGGTCTGTCCTGCACCTGCACCTGCACCTGCGGTCTGTCCTGCGGTCGAGCCGCCGCTGCTGTCGTCTTCGGTTCCCATGGCTATGCCTCCTCGGCTGCCGTGCGTGCTGTGGGTAGGCGAGCTGCAGCCGCTTCGACTGTCTCGCCGAGAATCCGGGCTCGTGCTTCGGCCCGGGTGATCAGATTCCGCTCGAGTAGCGCCAGCGTCTCGCGCTCGATCTGCGCTTGCTCGCCCGTCGACAGCGGAAGCAGCGCGTAGGAGACGCGGTAGCCGGCCTCCGGGCGCGTGCCGCCGTCGATGCGGTTCATGCAGGCCGCGGTCATCGCCGCGAGCCGGTCGTCGTGCGGGCGGTAGATCGGAGCTCGCCGCATCTGCACTTCGCGCGTGCCCGCCCGAGACAGCGACAGCGCCACGCCCGACCGCGGGTCGCTCGTCTGCCGCACCAGGTCGTCAGGCGACAGACCCCAAGATTGCGCGATCAGTCCGAGTCGACGCTCGTAGACGTCCTGCATGGCGCCCACTTCGGCGCCCGCTTTCCACTGCCATTGCATCGCCTGCACGTCGTCGGCGATCGGGACAAACGCCAGGATCGACGCCGCGTCGCCTTCCATGACCGCCACCGGTCGGCCGTCGTCGGCGTCGCGCACCTTCGCACCAGCGGGCGCCATGTTGTAGACCGCGCGCTGCGGGTTCGCGGCGTTCGTCATGGCGTGGTCGATGTACGCGCTGTGGCGCGCGGCCACCATCGTCGCTTCGATGGTCTCGACCCGGTAGTACGGGTTCCACAGTTGCGGAGGGTCGGCGACGCTGTGCGTGATCGACCATGGCAAGAACGGCCGGCCGTTCGCCCACCTGTAGACCGCCGGCCACTCGCCGCGGGCGTCTTCCGGGCCGCCGCCGAAGTGGCGACCATGCACCTGCAGCGTGATGTCGCGCGACTGCATGTCGTACACGCGGTAGGCGGGATTCTCGGGATCTCGCACGTCCCACGACTCACGCACCCAAGACCAGCGGCCATCGACCGACCGTAGGCACCACTCGCTGATCTCAAGAGGCACGCCGGGCCGATTCGGGTCGCTGTGGCCGTCGAGGAGATCGGGCGAGACGATGCGTAGCCGCATGCGGCCCGTGTCCGGGTCGATGTGCAGCATGCGCCCGGCCTCGTTGCACATCTCCGTGATCACCTGCGCATGGTGCATCGCCGCCCGCGCCTGCATGGTCTGCCATCGCTGTTCGACCTGGCGGGCCGCTTCGCTGTCGATGGCCGAGGACACCTGCAGGTCGTCGTCGTACAGCACCGACACCGATTCGGCGAGGTCGCGCGCGGGGCACGCGGTGAGCTGTGGCGGGCCCCACGCTCGCGCCCGGGTCGCGCCGACGGCCTGGTAGATGTGGCGCCGCAGGTCGTCGTGCCACCGACCGAGCAGCATGCGCAGCCGCAGGCGAGTGTGCTGCACACGGTCGGACCCCATGCGGGGCGGCGGCAGAACGGTGTAGGGCGAAGACGATGCGGGCATGCGCGGATCCTACTCGATTCGGTAGCGGTCGGCCATGACACGGCCACCCGACCGCGTCGGCGCCCAATACTCGACGAGACTGTACCGCAGCGCGTCGATCACGTCTTTGGCTTTGTGCATGTCGGTCCCATCCCACACCGACAGCCCGTCGCCCAAGTGCGTGCAGCGCTTGTCGACCATCCACGCCAGCGGCGTCATCATGCGCTCGTTGATCCATCGCACCGACAGCCACTTCGCGCCAGCGCCTCGACGCGCGCCACGCTTCGCCGAGCGCACCCGGGGCATCGTCCGGTCTTCGGCGAGCCCGAGACGGCGAGCGACCGCCGCCTCGAATCGTGCGTTTGACTTCTTCACCGTGCGGCCCTTCGCGTCGGTGTATTTCTTGTCGCCGTGCACGCTGGCGAGCTGGCGCCACTGCAGGCCGAGCCCGGCGAGCATGGCGAGCACCGCGTCGGCGTCCATGGCCACGGTAGTCGCGCTCTTCGCGACGTACTCGCTGAGCACCCACACACGCGACGGGATGCCGCGGCGCTCGTCTCCGGTCTGGACCGCGCACAGCACCGCCGCCGTTCGCAGCGACTCGTCGCCCCAGTCGAGGCCGAGCACAAGTCGCACCCGTAGACCTTTCCCCTTCAGGCCGATGTCGGGATGCGTGTAAAGACCCGGGATCATGTGGCGGGCAGGATCCCACGACTCGAATACTTGCCCGTCCGCCCGCATCTCCCACTCGCCATCGATCAGCACCGGCTCTTCGAACGACAACACCTTCTCTCGCTCGCGCTCGATCCACGCGGCATCCATGGCGTCGCCCTTCTCCGTCTTCAGCACCGTCCCATTCGGCAACCGCAACATCTCGGGCGTGCACTTGAAGTGCAGGTCGGTGAGCGCGCCCGACTCGGCCATCTCCTTGATCCAGTCGATCCGCGCGTTCACCGGCGTCATCGTCAGGCACAGGTCGCCCCCCGTCCGAGTCAGCCGGCGCTCAAGCTCCGAAAAGTTGCGCTGACGCTTCGGCGGCTCGTCGTACAGCACCAGGTGCAGCGTCGCGCCCGCTTGATCCAGCGGATCTTGCTTGCCGGTCCTGAACCAGATCTGCGACCCGTCGAGAAACGTCATGCAGGGGACATTCGCGCCGAAGCCGCGCTCGCGCGTGTATCTGGCGCGTGTCTCTGGCGTGATCGCCGCTTTGGGCGTCAGCGCCCACATTTTGCGCTGAATGGCGAGCGACTGCGACCAGCTCACACAAATGAACCACACCTGCACCGGACCGGCCGGCGTGCGGCGGTGCGGGTGTGTGTGGGTGCACCACCACAGACCCTCGATACAGGCGGCGGTGGTTTTCCCTCCGACCTGGTTGCCGGTCCGCAGCAGACGGCGCGACGACGGCGACGACCAGAATGCCATCTGTGGCGGAGTGCCGACAAAGTGCGCCAGCGGGTCGAGCTCGTTCGCTCGAAGGTAGCGCCCGGCCGCGGCCCGTGCCGCGGTGAGCCAGTCGGGCGCCTGCATCAGCTCGCCACGGCCGGCAGCCGGATGACTTCCGACGGCGACCAGTCGTCGGGCATGCGGCCAGCTTTCAGCACTCGGGCGAGCTCTTCGCGCACCGCTTGCGGGATCTGTAGCAGCTGTTGCGCTAGGCGCCCTAGCTCGCTGTCTGGATCGCCGACCATGGCCGCCGTCTTCCGGGCTTCCTCTTCGAGCATGCGCTGCCGTTCCTGCAGCTCGTCGGCGTGTCGCGTCCACTGCAGCGCTGGGCCGTGCGAGCCTTCGACCGTCGCGAGCGTCGAGCGTGCACGAGCGACTGCGATCTCGTCGGTGAGGCCGTCGATGGCTTCGAGCACTTCGAGCCGCTGCAGCTCTTCTTCGCACCGCTGCAGGTGGCGCAGTGCGGTGACCCGTGCCGAGTCGCTGCGGATCGTGTTCTTGTCGCTGCGGTAGTCTTCGAGGTCGATCCCGAGCTGCCGAGCCCACTCGTCGACTTGCTCGCTCT